ATATGATCTTCCGTTTTTAGATTATGATGTAAGCCAAGTAAAAAGAGTTGAAGACTTACCTGTTTGGGAAAAAGGTTGTGATTCTAGTTATACTTGGGCTAAGAAGTATAAACACTTGATGGGTCAAGAAACTCCTGATTCTTTAGCAAACAAGATTGTTGATATACTAAAGACAGAGTCGAACCCAGAAGGCAAGTTCTTACATCCTATGAGTAAGCAAAGACAACACTTATGCTTTACAGGTGGTGAGCCTTTAATGATTACTGGACAACAGGCAAGTGTTGGTATATATGAAGAATTATTAAAACAAGGTAATTTACCAGAGTCAATGACTTTTGAAACTAACGGTACACAAAAGTTAAGAGAGCCTTTTAAAGAATGGGCTACAGGAATTGATCAAGAAGTATTCTTTAGTTGTAGTCCTAAACTGTTTACAGTATCAGGTGAACAAACTAAGAAAGCTATTATTCCAGAAGTAGTTGGAGAATATTATCAAGTTTCTAACAAAGGACAATTAAAGTTTGTTGTAGGTAGTGAACAAAGACAATGGGACGAGATGGACGAAGCTATAGAGAAATTTAGATCAGCAGGTTGTAATTGGCCTGTATGGATCATGCCCGTTGGGGCTAGAGAAGAAGAGCAAACTGCGACAGCAGGTGACGTTGCTAAACTGGCATTTCAAAGAGGTTATAACGTGGCGGCAAGAGTACACGTATACTTGTTTGGTAATGCGATAGGCACTTAGGAGGTGTTATTATGAAAATGTTAATAGCTATATTAGTTTTGTTTACTGCGGTGGCAGTTTACACAGACACAAAGGCGGCTGAATGGAATCAGAAGCCTGTTATGTGTGCGGATTGGGAAACAGTGAAACAGGGGTTGCTCAATAGAGGAGAGATACTTCGTTTTCAAGGAACACAGGCAACAAAGGTATATGGTGGTGAAGGACTATCAGATACTACTGCATTTATACCAATGTCAGTTTGGGTCAATCCAAAAACAAATTCGTATACAATACTAGAGTTTCATCCAAGTTATCAATCACATTGTATTCTTAGTTTTGGTAATGATTGGAGAATAGAAGGAGAAAACTTATGAAAGACTTTATAAACAAGGTCAAAGATAAGTTCGTTAAGAAAGGTCCAGTAGAAGAAACGTCTGAAGAGAAAAGACTACGTATTTTACAGGAAGAAAAGAAACAAGCAACAAAGGATAAAAAGCCTTGGGTTGCAGTTTTGAATACCCATGTTAATCCAAAGGATATCAAAAACGGATTCTTTGAATTGGATTGGAATAACGAATTTATTGAACAACTACTAGACGCAGGATACTCTGGAGAAACAAACGAGCAGATTGTTGATGCATGGTTTAAGACTATTGCAAGAAACATTTTGGAAGAACAAGGTTTGGATCCTAAGAGAGATGCTGGTCATATAAAGATCAATAAACGTAAAGATGGCAAGACAGAAGTTTCTTGACAACGTGTTAATTTTGTGCTATAATTTAAACATAATAGAAAATTAAATAGGTAATAAAATGAAATATGTTCTTATAGATACTGCGAATACTTTCTTTAGAGCTCGCCATGTAGTACGAGGCGAATTGGACATAAAGGTAGGTATGGCATTTCATATTACGTTCAATAGTATTAAAAAGGCATGGCAAGACTTTGATGGCAGTCATGTTGTGTTCTGTTTAGAAGGCAGAAGCTGGCGTAAGGATTTTTATGAGCCTTACAAACGTAACAGAAAAGAAAGTAGAGATGCACTAACAGAAGCACAGGCAGAAGAAGAAAAAGTGTTCTGGGAAACATTTGATAACTTTAAAAACTTTGTTACAGAAAAGACTAACTGTACTGTACTGCAACACAATGAACTAGAAGCAGATGATCTTATTGCAGGTTGGGTACAAGCACACCCAGATGACGAACACGTTATTATCAGCACAGACGGAGACTTTGCACAACTTATTAGCCCTAAGGTTACACAGTATAACGGTGTTAGCAATACAACTATTACACACGAAGGTTACTTTGATGACAAGGGTAAGAAGATTATAGATAAGAAAACTAAAGCAGAAAAACTTGCACCTAACCCTGAGTGGTTACTGTTTGAAAAGTGTATGAGAGGCGACACTAGTGACAACGTGTTTAGTGCTTATCCTGGTGTAAGAGTAAAAGGCACTAAGAACAAGGTAGGCTTACAAGAAGCATTTGCAGATAAAAGCAATAAAGGCTATGCTTGGAATAACTTAATGTTACAACGTTGGGTTGATCATGAAGGTGTAGAACATAGAGTATTAGATGATTATAATCGTAATGTAATACTATGTGATCTTACTGCACAACCTGAGAACATTAAAGAGAAAATTACAACAACTATTCAAGAGAATGCACAACCTAAGAACATTAAACAAGTAGGTTTGCGTCTTATGAAGTTCTGTGCATTGTATGATATGCAAAGAATAACTGATAATGCTCAGGCTTACGCCGAGCCATTACAAGCGAGGTATCCTGTACTATGACACATTTAAAAGCAAATGAAATATTAAAAAATAAATTTTGGATCATCGAGGACACTGATAGTAAAACTAAAGTTGGTACTCTATCCAAAGACAACGATAATAGATATATGTATAGTTGCGATACTAGTTCTTATTTCTATGATAATAAAAATGCAGTAGAAAACACATTAGGTAATATACTATGGACAAAAGGTAGTATATCAGATAAGGTATCACCAAGCAAAGAGATCTATAACTTGCCTACATCAACTACTCCATATAATACTATGTACGATATTAAACGTAAATTTGGTCTGTTTACTAAAAGTAAAAAGTCTAAGAGTTTGTATTGTGCAGGTTATTTTTGTATACACTTTGAAAAAGGTTGGGTAAAAAGTTTTTGTCCTAAGCTAGTTACACTAGAGAAGTATCAGTATAAAGGACCATTTAAGACTGAATTAGAAATGCGTCAGGAGTTAAGTAATGTCAACAGAGGCTAATTATAGTTCACACGATTGGCGTAAGAACACAGATGACGCCATTGTTGTTGCTTCAGATATAGGAATCAAATTAGAAGTAAACAAAAGCAAAGTAATCTTTACTAACCCTAAGACACTTAAAACTGAAGAAGTAGATGTTTCAAGACTTGTTAGAGTATTTGTAAATAATAGAGATGATCTAAAAAGGAGTGTCAAATAATGTCAGAAGTTAAACCTTTAAATCCTATTCCGCTACAACAGTTCATTGATAAGGTGAAAGTAGCAGATATGCAAAAGACTCCAGAGATTAGACTTACACTACAAGAGTCTAAGATACTTGCATTTACACTAGGCGAAGTAATGTCTAGACTACACGGCGATTTAGAAAAGCTAGTAGACCAACAAAACAAGACAGAAGAAGTAATTAATGTTACCGCAGATGGCGGTCAATCCTGGTAAACTCCTAAGCTCATAACCTAGTAATATACGTATATTACTCTTGAAAAGAGATAAATATATGTATAGAGGAAAAGATGAGCAGACCTAAACCAACAGTAGTGCTAGAGCACGTTAACAAAAAAACTTATAAATCTGAGCAAGTCTTAGATGCGGAAGCCATTTGGGCAGTATTCTTCAAGGACAAACCTTTTAATTTAAAAAGTTCAAATGTGTTAACAAACTATCCTGGACCTAAATACAAGAAAGTATCTTTTTCAAATCCAGGTCATGCACACAATCTAGCTAAAAAATTAAACGACCTATTCAACTGCGAAGACTTTTCAGTAGTCAAACTTACTGCTGGCGAAACAGTAAAAGAAGTTTAGAATGAACTGGAAAGAAACCTATACAAAGGTGTTCTTGAAGCAGGCCAACATAGCAATAAGCGAAAGCTCATTGAAAGAGTATATGCCATTATGGTGGCAGAATACAAGAGAAGTTGGTGGTCTTAGATTAACAGAAGAAGGTATGTTATTCTTAATGGAAAAGATAGAACTAGCAACTTATGAAGTTCCTTTTCCGCCCGAGTTCAAAATAACAACTCAAGTTATTTTATTTTTGGACAAGTTTATTGACTGTCCATATTACGTTACCAATAAAGGAATCACTGTTACGGAGGAAAAGAAGGCACTCGAACTGCATCTTTTCAGTGGTGATGTTCGCAAGTACGGCCTAAATAAAGCTCTAAAACGGACAGATGAAGTAACAAACCCTTGATTTTACTACATAATTTTTCTTAAAAAAAGTGCATTTTCTGGTTGACCTTTTGGCTCAATGGTGTTATTATATATACATACTTAGAAATTAAGTATGGCACTGAAATAAACATATAAGGAGTACATTATGGAAAACATCGCAATAAGACAAGTTAGTCCAAATGGTGCAAAGAAAAGCATTGTTAGGGCATTCAAGAAACAAAGACCTATTTTTATTTGGGGACCTCCAGGTATTGGTAAGTCGGACATTGTATCACAGATTACAGATACATTTGATAATTCACACTTAATTGATATTAGATTGAGTTTATGGGAACCTACAGATATTAAAGGTATGCCATATTATTCAGCTAATGATAATACAATGAAATGGGCACCGCCTATTGAATTGCCAGACGCAAAGATGGCTAAGAAATATAAGACCATTGTTTTGTTCTTAGACGAAATGAATTCTGCGGCACCTAGTGTACAAGCCGCGGCATACCAACTAATTCTTAACAGACGTGTTGGTACTTATAAATTACCCGATAATGTTATGATTGTTGCCGCTGGTAACAGAGAAGCAGATAAGGGTGTAACTTACAGAATGCCTGCTCCATTGTCAAACAGGTTTGTTCACTTAGAAATTAAAGTGGACTTTGATGACTGGTTTGCTTGGGCAGTTGCTAACGACATCCATAAAGATGTTGTAGGTTACTTGACATTTGCAAAGAAAGACTTATATGACTTTGATCCTAAGAGTCCAAGTCGTTCATTTGCAACACCTCGTTCGTGGTCATTTGTTTCCGATTTATTGGAAGACGATGACGATGAAGCAACCACTACAGATCTTGTAAGTGGTTCAGTCGGCGAAGGACTAGCCGTTAAATTTATGGCACACAGAAAAGTGTCAGCTCACTTACCTAACCCAAGTGATATACTTGTTGGTAAGGTAAAAACAATGGAGACTAAAGAAATCAGTGCCATGTATTCCTTGACTGTCTCTCTTTGTTACGAGTTGAAAGAAGCGATTGATAAGAGCGATAAGAAGTTTGACGATAAAGTCAATAACTTTTTACGTTTTGCGATGGATAACTTTGATACCGAATTGGTTGTCATGGGTATTAAACTTGCTCTTACTCAATATCAACTTCCAATCGATCCAGATGAAGTTGAGTGCTTTGATGAGTTCCATGAAAGATACGGCAAGTACATTAAGGCCGCTCAAGGAGAAACTGCCTAATTTGGTAGTTTTAGGGGAGAATCTTTTTTGGTTCTCCCCATCTTTTTGGTTGACAAATCCATTTAAATATACTATAATATACATATAACAATTAGGAAAGATGGCACACATGACTAATATAGCAACAGATCAAGGGCAAGAAGTTTTAGACAGATGGGAAGAGATCAAGGAAAAAGCTGATCAACTTCCTGAGATTACTGACGAACTTAAAGCAGAAGTTTTAGATAAAATTATTGTAGCAAGAGTAGGCTTACTACTTAGACATCCATTCTTTGGTAACATGGCTACAAGACTTATCATTAAAGAAGCAAGTGATTGGTGTCCTACTGCGGCCACTGATGGTAGACACTTGTTTTATAGTGTTCCTTTCTTTGCTAAGATGACTAACAAAGAAGTTGAGTTTGTTATTGCACACGAGATATTACATTGTGTATATGATCATATGACACGTAGAGAAGATAGAGATCCGCAGGTACATAATATCGCGGCTGACTACATTGTTAACAATACACTTGTTAGAGATAACATTGGTGAAAAGCCTAAAGACATTCCAATTTTCCAAGACTTTAAATATGATGGTAAAACATCAGAAGAAATCTATGATGAGATTTATAACAAATATGATGAAGAAGAATTAAAACAATTAGGTCAATTACTTGACGAGCATATTGATTGGGATAAAGATACCCAAGATGGTAATGCTCCTAGCAAAAAAGGTAAGGGTAAAAAAGCTGGTGACAAGCCTAGTTACTCTAAAGATGAATTACGTAAGATACGTGACGAGATCAAAGAGAATATGATGGCATCTGCACAGGCGGCTGGTGCTGGTAAAGTTCCTAAAGAAGTTGAAAGAATGATCAAGGAACTTACAGAGCCTAAGATTACTTGGAGAGAATTACTTAGACAACAAATACAAAGTACTATTAAGAATGATTACACATTCCAAAGACCTTCACGTAAGGCTTGGCATAGTGGTGTAGTTCTTCCTGGTATGAACTATGATGAAACAATTGATATTGCTATTGCAATTGATATGTCAGGTTCTATTATGAACGAACAGGCACAGGACTTCTTAGGTGAAGTAAAAGGTATTATGGACGAGTATCAAGACTATAACATTAAACTATGGTGCTTTGATACTAAGGTTTACAACGAGCAAGACTTTAGTCCTGACAATGGTCAAGACTTAATGAACTATGAAATCTTCGGTGGCGGTGGTACTGACTTCATGTGTAATTGGGAGTACATGAAAGAACAGGACATACAACCTAAAAGATTTATTATGTTTACAGATGGTTATCCTTGGGATAACTGGGGTGATGAAAACTATTGTGACACAATATTTGTAATTCATTCACATCATGATAAAAACTTGCAGGCGCCTTTTGGTATTACAACTCATTATGAGGAGCAAAAATAATTGAAGCCAAATGCACTAAACTTTTTTGATATGAGGGAGACTAAATTTGCCGGCCCTCATTTCGAAGTTATGAATCTAAAGCAACAGTATAATCTAGAAGATGCTTTACGTAAATGGATTCTAACCAATTTAAAAGGCAGATTTAACATAGGTAAAGAAATGGTTTTGGACACACAGAACCAATACCAAAATCATTTAACGGTTGGATTTGAAGATCCAAAAGAACTATCTTATTTCATGTTGGCGTGTCCACATCTGAAGTATTAATAAATATTAAGTAGGTATATAATTATACTACTATTAATAGGAGAGACATAAATGTCAGAAGAAAATAAAACTGCAACGGCTCCGGCAACTCCGGAACCAAGTATGGCGACAGCACCGACGGGTGCTCCAGCTGGTGCTCCAGTTCAAGAACTTACAGTTCAAGACTTGGGAGTATTAAAAACAATCATTGAAGTAGCACAAAGTCGTGGGGCATTTAAAGCCAACGAACTTGAGGCTGTTGGAAAGACGTATTCTAAACTAGAATCATTTTTAGCTTCAATTCAAAATCAACAAGTAGCAAAAGATCCAGCTCAAGCATCAGCAACTGCACCAGCAACTGCTCCTGCAAGTGAGCCAATTGATCCAACTACAGGAGAGGTAAAATAATGGCCTTAAAACACATAGGAAGATTCAAAGAAACGGGACGTAAAGTTGCCGTTGTCTTTAGAACATTACCAGACGATCCAGATAGTGCTTTAGTAGTACAAACTGAGAACCTGAGTGATGGAGACCACGATACTCTAATCAATATGTTAGAGTCTAACACAGGACAAACTGCTGACGAATTAGCAGATGCTATGCAACGAACACAACTAAACGATGGTAGTGTTATGTTGCCAAACTTTCATGTTAACGGCAAGTTAACTAAGGTGAAAACTAGCGATGTCGAGATGACACCTGATATGTCAACTACAATTTCACTTGATGAATTAAACAAGGTAATTGCAGAACAAAAAGGCGTATCGGTTGCTGACTTGGCTGTTGGTGGAACATCAGTGGAAGAAGTAGGATCTATGTCTGCACCAAGCACTACAGTACCAAGCGGAGAAGCGGCGGCTACTGTAAATGCGGCAAATGAAAAACCTTTATCAGATGAAGATTTAGCTAAAAATATGAGAGCTGATGCTGATAGGATGTTCAAAGAAGCAGAAAGACTACGTAAAGAAGCTGAGGATTTAAGCCCAAGTAAGAAGGCCAAATCCAGTGCCAAGGGTTAGTAAGCCCAAGAGTAAAAGGCTTCCTGTAGAGGTTGTTTCCAAATGGCCCGACGTATTCGGAGACGTAGACGTTCATGCCATTCCGTTAGAGTACTTAGACTCATTAAGAGTTCGTTTTAATAACGGCAAGAGCTGGGAAGTAACAGTAGACTTAACTAAGAACCCTGTTAAACAACTAGAAAAGACGCTAAAAGACCTGTTTAATACTTATGATAGCAGTATTAAGCACGTTGATTTTAAGCTAGATACAGATAGGCTTAAAAAAGATGTACAAAAACGTACCAGAAAGTTCATTAAGCATCGTAAGTAATATATGCAAAAAGGTATAAATACATATAACAGATCCAGGAGTTATTTGAAATGGCATTAAAACTTAGACGAGGTACAGACTCACAAAGACAGCTAATCACGCCAGCTGATGGTGAATTAGTTTATACAACAGACACCAAGAAGTTGTTCGTAGGTGATGGCTCTACTGCTGGAGGTAATCCAGTTGATACTGCTGGTACTGAGCTAGGTTCAAATCTTTCATTAAACAACTACAACTTAAACGGAACAGGTAACATTAACGTAGACGGTAACATGACACTTACCGGCAATATTACTGCTGATGGTAACTTAACGTTGGGTGGTAATTTAACTGTTGGTGATGCTAATACAGATACCTTAAATTTAACTGCTAAGATCGAGTCACACTTATTACCAGATGTTGATAGTGCTAGAAACGTAGGTTCTAGTGTATTAAGATGGGGACAAGGACACTTTGGTACTTTAGCAGTAACTGATGATATTAATGCTGGATCCGTTAATGCTAACATCATTGGTGACGATAGTACAGTAATTTTAAATAAAGCAACTGGAGCCATTAATGCTACAGGAACTTTTAAAGGTGATGTCAAAGCAACTGATAACTCAAGTTTCTTTAATGCAACTTCAAAGGCTGTTAACGCAGGTTCTATTACGGCAACAGGGGCCATTAGTGCTCCAAGTATAACTGCTGAAAGCATTGTTGGTAACTTCAAAGGTACTATTGTTGGAGATGATTCAACTGTACTAGTTGATGCTGTCAACAGTACTGTAAATTTAGCTAACGGCGAGATTGCTATTGTTGGTGGAGTGCTAAAAGCTACACAGAGTATTTTTCAAATTAGTGACACAACAGAAAACATTAACACAGAATTACATTTATATCACGGACCAGGTGGAAACTTTAGTTCACAGAAGTTTCACTCAATTGGAGGAAGTGAATCACTAGATCCAGGAGGAATTGGATTTAGAGGTTATGCAGGTGGCTTCATAGGATCAGGCAATGAAGTACAAATGAGTGCAGGTGATTACCTAGGTCAAATTAACTCACAAACATATGACCCAGTACACAATGGTGGAACAAGTATTATTTCATCACAGATTGCATTTAGACTTGATCCAGATGAAACAGTAACAAATGATACTGCAAAAGGTCAAATTGAATTTGTTAATAACAAAGGAACAGGTACATCAGTTGTTTCAAGTGTTATGATATTTGATGCACAAGGTAGACTTGGTGTAAACAAACAGAATCCTGCGTCAAACTTAGACGTAGAAGGTACTGCTGAATTTTCAGGAACAGTAAAATTTGCAAGTATGACAACTGTACAAAGAGACGCTTTAGGTAGTGTTGCTCAAGGTATGGTAATCTACAATACTACTGCAAGTAAATTCCAAGGACGCACAGGCGTTGCTTGGGTCGACTTACACTAAATTATAAGGATTTTTTATAAAGCGAATGCTTAAGGCTAGCCGTGTCTTATCAGTATTGTTTATAACTTTGTGTGGTTGATTAATATCAAACAATACAGGTTTGTTTAAAGTGAACCTAGCTACTTCTTCAAACGTACTATCAGGACTAAAAACTTTATAGCTTTTACCCCCACCTGCTACAGTTTCATCTTCAATGATAATTTCTTTACCTGTTAGATGCTTATACATTTCTGTATGTGTATCTTCACAGTTCTGTACAGGAAAGTTTAGTCCGTAATTTTGATCAACGGGTCTGTAATCAGTATGTGGCAATTTAGTAGCAGGTTGTTCATTATGTTTATGAACCTTGATACCTACTAACCAACCCACTTCACAATCGTTCCATTTACACCATTCTAGGAACAAAGGACAATCTGTTTTAAACTTATCCACGTCTAGTTTAACAACAGGATCATCAGAGGTCTGTATGTTTTCTAATCCCCACTCTTTGATCTCTTGTGAGACCCTATCATCTATGTCAATGTGCTTATAATAAAACATGATCTTCCCACGGGTGTTTATCTAAATGTGCTAGAAACTCTTTTGGATTAAGTTTCCATACCGTTTGTTTTACACCTCTATAATCTATTTCTTTAATCTTTGTAAACAATCCTTGCTTGGTCATTATAGGCAACCATACTCTATGTACTGCTCTTTGTGACCCGCCCTCTGAATCGTTTGTAGTACAATACATATTGCTATCCATACCACACCATTCAATCATCTTAGGAACGTAAAAACGTGAACTAAGATCTTCACAACGTTTCATTCTTCCCATTGATCCTGCATTGTGTAACATACCGCCAACTGCACAGGTTCTTGTTAGTATACGATAACTGTTTTCTCCCATCTCTGGAAATGTATGTACTGCGGTTGCTCCCATGGCTTTGTCATCTTTAAACAATATAAACACTTGACTCTTTTCTTCATTGTTAAAAGCATCAATCATAATTTTTTGATTTGAGTTGTTTACGTAACCCTGTTCGGCCGCTTCCTTGTAAAAATCTGTTAGGTCCATGTCCGGACTATGTTCTAAAAGTTTATAATATGTTTTCATAATTAAATGCTATTCTGTGAAGTATTCTATCTTCCATCTTTTCGTATGCCCAACGTTTGTGTATGCTTAACCATTGTTCACTAATTACAACATCACCATCTTCCCAATGATGATCGTAGATGAACTGTGGTTGTGTAACGTGTTCTATAAGCCTACCCATTAGGTCTTCAAATTCGTCTTTTGTTTTTCCTGGCATACCAAGTATTTGCAAGAAAGGAAAATACATACCTGTCTTACCTGCGTCATTGGTGTGTACCAAACTAAAAGGTTTATCTTCTGCATGATGTTCTATAAAGAACTTGCTAGGACTGTATGATCCGCTTTTATATCCTAGTGTTATTAACGAGTCTTTTATTTCGTGTTTAAGCGAGTCACTCATTGCTTCGTAACTAGCAATATTATTAAGCCAACTTGTTTTGCTACCTTTAGTACCTTCAACTCCGTATAACCATATCAAAGGATCACGTTCATAGTTACTTGCCTGGTTGGCGTGCCAATCTAATGCAGATGTATGTCCAAACAATCCTTCTTCACCCTTGTCATTCTTTTGTCCTGTAACACGAAGTATATGATTACCAACTGCTAGATGTTCTGTGCGTTGCCCTTCTTTGGGCTTCGTAGGATCTAGTATGTATTGTACGTTACCAATGTGTTTACAAAAATTAACTTCCTGCTCTGGTGTAAGAGTTTGATTCTTTACCACAACTACCATATTAGATAAAATTAAACTTGCTATCTCTTTTGCAGTAGCAATATCAACATCTGCTAGATTTAAATCTTCTAGCTCTATGGCCCAATCATTTAAGTAATTAATCTTCATTTACGTAACTTTCTAAATCTTCTGGTGTTCCAATACCTTGCATTGACACTACGTCAAATGCACAAACATTCGCACCTTCCTTTATAGTGTAGTTATACACAGGGCAAGTGTAAAATTCATTGTTTACCCTATCATTGGCTTCTATCATTTGATCTATGTTTCTAAACATCTGTCCAGCATCACGCCAATAATAATATCCTACTGTAGCTCTATCTGATATTGCTTTCTTTTCTGCAACCTCTACAACTTTGTCTGCGACAGTTTTTGCAAAACTCCATTTAGGATTTCTGTCAGGACATTCAAACGTTGCTATAAGTCCGTCAATGCCATTGTCTATAATTGTTCTAACTTTATTGCTATCCCATTCTACACTCTGATCACAGTTACTAACAAACACACTATCGCCTTCAGCAAATAGCTCTTTGGCTTTGTATAGTGTACAAGCAGTACCTTCTGTAAGTTCATCCAGCTCTATAACTGTTGCATTGGAATATAAATCTTTTATTATATCTGTAATATTGTGATCCTTACGTACTC